GATTCAAGCGTTGAGAGAAGAAATAAGAATGGTCAAACAAGCTCGGGACTCTATAGTTTATTCATCCCTATGGAATGGTCCTACGAAGGATACATTGATACTTATGGATTACCTGTATTCGATACGCCAAAAACTCCAGTCACTGGAATCGATGGAGAAACAATTGACATCGGAGTTATCGAACACTGGGAAAACGAAGTTGAAGGACTCAAAGGAGACCAAGACGGATTAAACGAATTTTATAGACAATTTCCTCGCACAGAGAAACACGCTTTTAGAGATGAGACCAAACAATCTTTATTTAACTTAGTTAAAATATACGAGCAAATAGACTATAACGAAGAAATACATAACATAGCTTCAATCACTAGAGGAAGTCTCCAATGGAGTAATGGGGTTAAAGATACAAAAGTAGTATTTTATCCAAGTAAGGATGGTAGATTTTTAATATCATGGGTTCCACCTAAAAATTTACAAAATAATGTAATTATAAAAAATGGGAAGAAATATCCTGGAAATGAACACCTTGGAGCTTTTGGTTGTGATAGCTATGATATTAGTGGTACTGTGGATGGGAAAGGTTCTAATGGATCGCTTCATGGATTAACTAAATTTTCTATGGATGATGTTCCACCAAACCATTTTTTTCTAGAATATATATCTAGACCTCAAACCGCAGAAACATTTTTTGAAGATGTATTAATGGCATGTATATTTTATGGTATGCCAATACTAGCTGAAAATAATAAACCAAGATTATTGTATTATTTTAAGCGTAGAGGTTATAGAGGATTTTCAATTAATCGTCCTGATAAAATTTGGAATAAACTTTCTACTACAGAAAAAGAAATTGGAGGAATACCTAACTCAAGTGAAGATATTAAACAAGCGCATGCAGCGGCTATTGAAACATATATTGAAGACTATGTAGGTTTTAATGGCGAAGGGCATGGAGATATGTACTTTCAAAACACACTCGAAGATTGGGCTAAATTTAATATAAACAATAGAACAAAGCATGATGCTTCTATTAGTTCTGGTTTAGCTATAATGGCTTGCAATAAAAACAAGTATAGACCTATACCTCATATTGTTAAAACTCCTGTTAATTTAGGTTTTAAAAAATATGATAATAACGGATCAATATCAAAAATTATAAAATAAATGCAAATTTACACTAATATGAATAGCACCTTTCCAGATCAGGTCGTATCTGATGCTGAGAAAGCTTCATGGGATTATGGTTTAGCCGTTGGTAGAGCTATCGAAGGAGAGTGGTTCAATAACTACAGAGGTGGAGGTTATAGGTTTATGACTAACTATAATACTTTTCATAATCGTAGGTTATACGCTAGAGGAGAACAATCTATACAAAAATATAAAGATGAATTATCTATAAATGGTGATTTAAGTTATTTAAATCTAGATTGGAAACCAGTTCCTATTATACCTAAGTTCGTAGATATTGTTGTAAATGGTATATCACAAAGAAGTTACGAAGTGAAAACGTTTGCTCAAGATCCTGAGTCAATGAGGAAAAGAACTCAATATGCTCAAGATATAATTGATGACATTTTTCTTAAAAAATATGACGAAAGTGTTAAAGAAACATTTGGGATAGATATCTCAAGAGGAGATAAAAGTAAAGATGCTCCAAAAAGTTTAGATGAGCTTCCTGCTCATATGCAATTAAATTATAAACAATCTATTGAAATTGCAGAAGAAGAATTAATTAATCAAGTATTAGATAAAAATAAATATCATCTAGTTAGAAAAAGATTAAACTATGATTTAACTGTTTTAGGTATTGCAGCTGTTAAGACTACGTTTAATAGATCAGAGGGTATAGTATTAGACTATGTTGATCCAGCAAGAATGGTATGGTCTTATACTGAAGATCCTAACTTTGAAGACATATACTATGTTGGAGAAGTTAAAAACATTTCTTTACCAGAACTTAAAAAAGAATTTCCAGATTTAAGTAATAGTCAATTAGAAAAGATTCAAAAGTACGAAGGTAATAATAGTTATACTAGAGAATGGAATGGTAGATATGACAATCAAACCGTACAGGTATTATATTTTGAATGGAAGTCTTACACTAATCAAGTTTTCAAAATAAAGAAAACTAATGTTGGTTTAGAAAAGGTTATTGAAAAGCAAGATTCTTTTTTAGAAGCTGAAGATAATGACAATTTTAAAAAAGCCTATAGATCAATTGAAACATTATATTGTGGAGCTAAAATACTAGGTTTTGAAGAAATGCTTAAATGGGAAATGTCTGAAAACATGACAAGACCTTACGCAGATAGTGTTAAAGTAAATATGAGTTATAATATAGTAGCTCCTAGAATGTATAGAGGACGTATAGAATCACTTGTTTCTCGTATTACAGGTTTTGCTGATATGATTCAATTAACGCATCTTAAACTACAACAAGTATTATCTAGAATAGTGCCTGATGGTGTATATTTAGATATGGATGGTTTAGCGGAAGTTGATTTAGGTAATGGAACTAATTATAATCCGGCTGAAGCTTTGAACATGTATTTCCAAACTGGTAGTATCGTTGGTAGATCAATGACACAAGATGGTGATCAAAATTTAGGTAAAGTTCCAATACAAGAGCTACAGTCATCCTCAGGTGGTGCTAAAATGCAAAGCTTAATACAGACTTATCAATATTATTTGCAAATGATAAGAGATGTAACCGGACTTAATGAAGCTAGAGACGCGAGTACTCCAGATAAAGATTCATTAGTAGGTTTACAAAAGCTAGCAGCTGCAAACTCAAATACAGCTACTAGACACATACTGCAAGGAAGCTTATTCCTTACTCTTAAAACTTGTGAGAATATTTCTCTTAGAGCAGCAGATGCTTTAATGTTTCCATTAACTAGAATGTCTTTACAAAATAGTATATCTAATTACAACATAAACACATTAGATGAATTATCTAAATTAAGTATACATGATTTTGGTATATTTATAGATTTAGAGCCAGATGAAGAAGAAAAACAAATGTTAGAGCAAAATATACAGGTAGCTTTACAACAAGGTGGTATTGATTTAGAAGATGCTATAGACATTAGAAATATTAATAATTTAAAGTTAGCTAACGAATTACTTAAAAAACGTAGAAAAGAAAAACAAAAAATTGAGCATCAACAAAAACAACAAATGATTGAAGCTCAAGCTCAAGCTAACGCACAGTCAGCAGAAGCTGCAGCTATGGCAGAGGTACAAAAGAATCAAGCTTTAAATGAAACAAATATCCAGTTTGAACAAGCTAAGTCTCAGTTTGAAATACAAAAAATGCAGACTGAAAACGAACTTAGAAAAGAACTAATGGCAGAACAATTTGGTTATGACATGCAGTTAAAGCAAATGGATATGGAGGCTACTAAACAAAAAGAAAAAGATATTGAAGATCGAAAAGATGAAAGAGTAAGAATACAAGGTACTCAACAAAGTAAAATGATCGATCAACGTAAAAACGGTTTACTACCTACCGATTTTGAGTCAAATCAACCAGATAATTTAGGTGGTGATATGCAAGGGCAAATGATGCCACAATAACATTTATTAACTATTATATTATATTATGTCAGAAGAAATAAAAGAAACTCCTACTGGAGAGTTAGAACAAGGTGACTTTAAAATTAAAAAGAAACCTAAAAAATTAGCAAATCAAAAAGTAGAAACTACAAAAATAGATTTGTCTAAAAAGAAAGAAGAAGAACCAAAAAAAGAAGATAATGCCGTTCAAGAACCTAAAGCAGATGCAAGCAATGATACTATCGGAAAATCCGAAAACAAAGCAGACAGCAAAAAGGTGGTTGAAGAAATACGGGAGCCCGCTGCAGAAAAGAAAGTGCAAGAACCTGAAGTCAAACAGGAGGAAGTAAAACCCGTAGCTACTATTACTGAAATTACAGATGAAATTAAAGAAGAAAAAGAAGTAATTGAAGAAATAAAAGAAGAAATAAAAGAAAATCCTAAACTAGATTTACCAGAAAATATAGAGAAATTAGTGGATTTTATGAAAGATACTGGTGGTACAGTAGAAGATTATGTAAGATTAAATGCTGATTATTCTCAAATCAGTGAAGAAGCTCTACTAAACGAGTATTATAAAAAGACTAGACCACATCTTGATCCTGATGAAGTTAAATTCCTTATGGAAGATAAGTTTGTTTATGATGAAGATTTGGATGAAGATCGCGATATAAGAAAAAAGAAACTCGCGAAAAAAGAAGAAATTGCTAAAGCCAAGCACTTTTTGGAGGAAACGAAAAAGAAGTATTACGACGAGATTAAGTTAAGACCGGGCGCTACTCAAGAACAACAAAAAGCAATGGATTTTTTCAATAGATATAACAAAGAACAGGGTGTGATAAAAAAACATCATGAGGATTTTAAACAAAATACTAACAAGTATTTCAACAATGAATTCGAAGGTTTCGATTTTAAAGTTGGTGAAAAACGTTTTAGGTATAATGTTAATAACGCAAGTGATGTTGCTGAAAATCAATCTAAACTTTCAAACTTTACTAAGAAGTTCTTAAACAAAGATGGAAGTGTGAGAGATTTGAAAGGTTATCATAAAGCACTTTATACTGCAGATAATGCTGATAGCATAGCAAATCATTTTTATGAGCAAGGCAAAGCCGATGCGATTAAAGATATAACTGCTAAATCGAAAAATATAAACAATGAACCGCGTACTGCGCCTTCAGGAGATATATTTATAAATGGGTTAAAAGTTAAAGCAATAAATGGAGTAGATAGTTCTAAGTTAAAAGTAAAAAAAAGAAAAACAACTTAACTAAAAATTAAAAATTATGGGTTTTGCAACAAGCGGGAGTTTTCCTGCAAGTTTAATTCCTGCTCAAAAAAAGCAAGCTTTAAGTAATAATTACTTAAACTTTGCTGATGGAACAAGCGATTGGGCGCAACAATATTTGCCTGAGCTTTATGAGCAAGAAGTAGAAAGATACGGAAATAGGACTTTGTCTGGTTTCTTGAGAATGGTTGGCGCTGAAATGCCAATGACATCTGATCAAGTACTTTGGTCTGAACAAAATAGATTACACGTTTCTTATAACGAAGTAGAATATAAAGCTGGTGTTATTTTTGAAATAGAATTAGCTAACGCTAATCCAGCGACAAACGGTAGAGGTAATAATACTGCAGCAATAAAAGTTAATAATACTATTATGATTGCTGATAATGCTACAGGTTTAATAACGCAAAAGTGTATAGTAACTAAAGTTGACCAACCTTCTGATCTTGGTGGTGGTACTAAAGCAGAAATTACTGTTGCTCCTTACGATCAAGCTGGTATTAAAGCTGGATTACAATTAGTTGCAGCGGCATCTTTGAACTTATTTGTATATGGTTCTGAGTTTGGCAAAGGTTCTACAGATAGTACTATGAGTTCTATTGAACCAAGTTTTACTGAATATAACAATTCACCAATTATTATCAGAGACAGATACCAAGTTAATGGTTCTGACGCTTCTCAAATTGGTTGGGTAGAAATAGCCACTGAAGACGGAACATCTG